TAGCTGAGTTTGACTCAACTTCAACCCTTGGTGTTAGTCCACGTTCTTTTCCTGAACTTAATACTTCAACTTCAACAACTTCGACATCTTCTGGGTGTTGAAACTCAGCAATAATATCTTCTGCTAACCCTAATTCGTCATTAAGTTTTTCTGCTACTGTTTTCTTTGTCATAATATATTCTCATAATTTAATCTACTGGCCACTTAACTTCTGACATAGTATCTACGTCTGTTGGGTCGTCTGGGTCGTCTGGGTGACCAACCATAACTTTAGTAGTCCATGGGTCGTCAAAATCTGCAGTTAATGGGTCAACTGTTTCTTTAACTTGCTCTACAATAGGCGAATTGGATAAATCAAAATCACCATCTGCCCCTGCGAATTTATAATTAGTAATAATTTGTTTAATAATCTTTCCATCTGTGACAGGTGGATACATCCAACCTTTCATAACAAATTCTAAAGACCAATTTACAATTCTATGTTCTCCAAATTCGCCTTCAAATTCATCTGTCATTGTAACACCACCAAGAACAATAGGAACATCACGTTCGATATTTAATACTGGTATTTCTTCAATAACGACATTAAAGTCTGGTTGAAAGTATGGTACAATCTGTTCAATAATCTGAAGACCATCATCCATATAATCTACATAAATATCTAATGTAAAATTAAAGTTATATGGAATAGGAGAATACATTTTAAAATTCTTTGAGTCGTCTGAATCATGCGCGAAAGTTAATTCATTCATTTGATTCATAGAACGTGTTGGGTCTATCTCCATACCGTTCATAATAAATCCCATTCTTGGAACTTGACGATTCTTTTTAGTGTCTTTTATTAACCTTGCTAGATATTTCTTTTGTGACTCATATGCAATAGGAACTTTGATGTCGGTAACAGTACCACTGCCACCTGGCTCCTTTCTTTGCACATGAATGTTATTAAATACTGAAGCAAAAGCAACAATAAGTTTACGTGTAGTTCCATGATAGAAAGTAGTACCAAACATAATATTATCCTATTGTTCCAAATGGGTTCATTTCTTCAAAATTAAGAATATCGTTATCTAAAACGTCCCAATCTGGTGTTCCTAATTCGCTATTTAATGCCGATTGAATATCTGTTTCTAACCCAGTAATTTCTGTATCAGTAACATCAATATCTTCGTGTCCGTATTCCCAAGGTTTGAGATTTAACTGCCAAGTGTGTTGCGGACCATCAGGTGTTGGGTAGAACGAAGAATCGTTTCCAACAAATGTTACTTCAAACAATGCCTCAAGGTCACCAAAGTATAATAAGTCACCAGCAATAGGAGTATCGTCAGTCGTATCGACTGTTTGTTCTGCAAATGATTTCTTAGTGAATGTGACTTTCATTTCATCAGTCACTTGTACACCAAATTTAGAATAGAAATCTCCAACATCTCCGTAGTCTTGATATTCATCCACAAGGACATTAAAAGTCCAAACGGTATCAAAATGCGACGTTGGGTCTTCGCCAAATATTGGGTCTAGATTTTTATATTTACGTGGAAGATATTTAGCAGTAAATCCTATGACTTCTACTATTTCCTCTACCATGTCCTTAATCATTGTTGATTTGGACATATTGTCAAACATACCCATTTTATTATCCTATTAAAAAGTTGGTTGGCAATTCGTATTCAAGTGAGAATTGCTCTTCAAGTCTCATAATTTCGTCGTTTGCTTCGTCCCATAATTGTTGACCATTGACAACAATACCACCTGGAAGTGGCATACCGTCAAATTGTTTCATATTAGAACCCCATTGCTTTTTAATCAATGCAGTTGTATATTTCTTCATCCACTCATCGTTATATACATCAAGTGCATATGAAGTACCCTCGTCTGGTTCTACAGCAACGAAAGCACGAACTATAATTTTACTTCCAAAATACCAATCTTCGCCTGCTGTCTCACAAATCGATTGAGTTGAATATGCAGTCCAAGTTGCCGGAGATACACATAAAGATTCTTCAGTAATAGATGCATCAGAACAGACACCTTTAACTAGACATGATGGTCCTAATATTGTTCCCGTATGTGAGTATAATCTATTGCTTGATTTGTTGAATGTAAAGGTTCTATCTGCGTTGAAGTAATCTGTGATTAAATCTAGATGTTGCATAGTCATTTCGAAATATTGTAGATTGACTCTTGTCATGTCAAACATTTCATCCATCATAATTCTATAACGAACGTCACCCATTGCCTCTGCAGAACTGGCACTAGGTTCGTAAATTCTAGTGACTGTAACAACACTGTCGTCTAAAGTTAGATACTGATTTGCTTCGTCTGTAGAGTCAAAGACTAGTGTAAGGTATTTTTCTTCTACACCATCATAATGACGTTCAACGAATAATTGAATAGCATCGTCAATACGGTCATATGCTTGAGTATCGTCCACTTGTATTTCTACCTTTGGATAACCCAATCTGCGGTAAGCATATTCTTTTAATTGTAATGCGGATTGTACTTTTGCCATAATCTTTCTCTTATATTAACTATTTAGTTCGTTCGTTTTTACTTGTTATATATATTTACGAATTTGTTATATTTATATAAATGAGAACTGCGAATGAATGAAAAGACTATTGTCGTCATAGGCGACGTAATGTTAGATGAATATTGGTACGGCACTAGCAATAGAATATCCCCCGAAGCACCTGTCCCCATAGTAGACGATATTTCCGTTTCTCACGTACTTGGAGGAGCAGCTAACGTTGCGGTCACGACAAGAGTATTTAATGCGAGAACGACAATATACGGGTGTGCAGGGTATGATAATGCCTCTATAATAATGACTAAGAAATTGACTGATAATAACGTCAAATTTCACTTTAGTTATTCTTACGAAAATAAGACTATTTCTAAAATAAGAATTATGTCAGGCAGACATCAATTAGTTCGTGTGGACCACGGAAATATAACATATCCTCAAAATACAGTAATAAAAGAAACCCCTGATATTATTATTGTTTCTGACTATAATAAAGGAACACTTTGTAAAGAGTATCTTGACTATATTATGGACTTTTCGTGTCCTGTAATCGTCGACCCTAAAGGAACAGACTGGGAAAAGTATAGTGGTGCTTATTGTTTGACTCCTAATAAAAAAGAGTTTGAAGAAGCATATGGGGAATTTACTGTTTCAACCGCAAGAAATATTATCAATGATTTAGATTTAAACGGTTTATTGGTTACACTAGGCGCAGATGGAATGATGTGGATTGATAAAGAAGAAACCATTACATTAGAATCAGAAGCAAAAGAAGTGTTTGATGTGACTGGTGCTGGTGATACTGTAATAGCAACATTTGCCTCATTTCTTCACGAAGGAATTGAAGAAGCAATGCGAAAGGCAAATAGAGCCGCAGGAATAGTGGTAGGCAAAGTCGGCACATCTGTTCCTAAGTATGAAGATGTTATTGAAAAAGTAGTATTTACTAATGGTTGTTTTGACATTATACATAGTGGACATATAGCATTATTAAAAGAAGCATCTAAATTAGGAGATAGACTTATAGTTGGTATTAACAGTGATGACTCTGTTGCAAGGATTAAACGTACACCAATTAATAATATGTATGATAGAAAGACAATTTTAGAAGCAATAGACGGTGTAGATGAAGTTGTTATATTTGACGAAGATACTCCGATAGAATTGATTAAAGAATTGAAACCAGACGTGATAGTGAAAGGGGGTGACTACACAGTTGATACTGTTGTTGGTTCTGATATAGTTAATGAAGTTGTTATATTTCCTACGATAGAAGGAAAGAGTACAACAAATACAATTAAGAGGATAAAAGAAAAATGATTATAGTAACAGGTGGAGCAGGGTTTATAGGTAGTAGATTAATTAAAGGGTTAAACAAAGGCGGACATACTGATATAGTAATGGTCGATGATTTATCTGACGCATCTAAAATAAAAAATATTAGAGATTTAGAAATAGAAGATTATATTGATAAAGATAATTTTATTGAAATATTTAGTGTATTGGCATCAAATAAAATGGTAGAAGCAATTTATCACTTGGGTGCAGAAAGCGCCACAACTTGTACAGATGGTAAATATTTAATGAGTAATAACTATCAATTCACTTGTAATATTATGAATATTTGTGCATCTAATCAAATACCTTTGGTCTACGCTTCTTCTGCTTCTGTTTACGGAGATAGTGAGGAATTTAAAGACGACTCTGACGACTACCGACCAAATAATATGTATGGTTTTTCTAAACTTCAAGCAGATAAGTATGCAAGAGGTTTAATGAAAACTTCTAGAATTGCTGGTTGTAGATATTTCAATGTTTATTCTGATGGAGAATTTGAACAACATAAAGATGAGGCGGGGATGAAATCGCCAACTGCTTGGATGAAAGACCAATTAGAAGAACACGGAGAGGTATCATTATTTAAGGGGTCTGAGAATTTCAAACGCGATTTCATCCACATAGACGATGTAGTAGATATGACAATTAATTTAATGAAATCTATTAATCTTCATATTTCCCGCAGTGGAGTATATAACATAGGAACTGGTTCTGCTAGGTCGTTTACTGATATGGTTTCTGAAGTAGGTCCCAACATTAATATTAAATTAATAGAAATGCCGAAAGATTTATCTGAACATTATCAATCGTTTACAGAAGCAGATATGTCTAACTTTCCAAAAGATTCATTTTCACCCCACTTCGATTAGTTTCAAAAGAGTTGTTGCTAGTTGAAACTTCTTCTTCTTTTTGGGGCATTTGACTATCTCCAGGAAATACTCTATAATTATCTGATGGACTATCAAACGACGAGCATTCCATAATAGAAGTTCCATCTTCTAATGCTGTTACTTTATGGGGAGTCATTGGTTTTATCCTAATAACTCCTCTTTCTTCAATAATAAGTTCTTCTACAGAAGCATCTTCTAAATCCATAAGTTCAACTTTTATTTTACCACTCAGTATCGTCCAAGTTTCGTCTTTCTCTACGTGAAAGTGCATAGATGATGTACCGCCTGCTTTATCAAACTGTAAAACTTTCATACAATACTTATCGTTAGATTCTAGAATTACTTCTCTTCCCCACCCTTTTTCAATCATTTCCATAATATAACTCCTTTAAGGTACAACTACTTGATTTATTCTATATAATGGTTTTCCGTCGAACCCCATTCCTTTCTCTATATGTCCCGTATGAAAAATATAATTTGGATATATTATTAATCTATTAAATTTCATAGGGATTGTTTTTATATATTCCCACTGACCTACACTTTCTGTTACATAATTATCAACCAATTCTATTCTATCTCTATACTCAGAATCGGGTTGTTGCGTACCCTCAAACCTAAAAAAGGCTGTACCACCAGCACACTCTTCTTGAGTATTAAGTGTAATAAGTGAGGCAACTCCACTCCTGCCCGTTACAAATTTACCCCCACGTTGTGCGTTCAAAAAGTCTTCAATCATCCCATCAACATGAGGAACTTTTGTTCCGTTTGGAATATTTAATAAGTCTTGTTCCTTTATAATGTTACCAGCAAATGATTGTTGTTCAAATGATGCTTTAAATGATTCATAACTATGGTTTTCACACCCATCTACATAATTTGTTATTATATCATAAAAAATATCAGTTAGAGGTCTGATGTCTATATTACACGCAATTTTCCTACCAACCGCAGAATATTTAACATTCGGTCTTTCTGTGCTAGGTATATCTATTAAAAGTTCACGTACCATTTCTGGATTCTTATAAAAATCATCTATAATAAGTGCTGTATATAAACCCACTTCTTCGAATCTAATATTTAAGTTTTCGTTTACTTCGAAAATTTCCTTTTCGTCTATTATTTTTATATCCATCGTTATAACCTTTACATGAACAATGATTGATTTAATCTGTCGTAATTGTCAAACATTCCTCTTTTAAATATTTGACTATGAAATACATTTCCTTCATATAAAATCATTCTGTTATATTTCATAGGAATAGTATATTCTAATACCCAGTGCGGTGTTCTGCTTTCTGAAATCCAATCATCAACGTCACCATTATCTTCTTGGGGACAGAACCGCATACCATCAAAAGATGTCATTCCTCCATCATATGAAAATAACCCAGTACCACCAGCACATTCTTCTGGAGTATTCAAATATATTACAGACGCAAAATGACAAGAATCCCCGTCTGTATGTGGACATCCGCCTGTAATCTCACTCTCATTCATACTATTACAAAGGAAATTTGTAGAATCCCAAGCATTATTAAACAACTTATCTTGTTTTTTCATTTTCCAAATATTTGGAACAGATACTAAGTTTGAGTAAGTGTCTTTTAAATTATTCCTAACATCATCTGTTTCTAAATATATACGCTTCTTATGAACTCCTCCATTTAATTGTGGATTTTCTTCTTTTGTTATTGGTTTAGTTTTGAGTGCCAAATTGCGAATTTCATCTGGGTTTTTATAGAAATCGTCGACAATAATAACACTAACTTTATTCGGTCCTATCTCCGTAATAACACGAATAGACGCTGCATCGTTAATTTCAAACATTCTTAACTTCTACAATAACTCCGTTATGAGGAATATATAGGTATTCAATCTCGCTCTCTTTAAGGGTTCTAACGGCATCATCGATAGTTTCTACTAAAGGTTCACCACCTAAGTTAAATGAAGTATTGAAAAGAATTGGTACACCAGTTTGGTCATAAAACTCTTTAATCATTTCATAGTACACTGGATTTTGATGTTCCTTAACCGTTTGAATTCTACAAGTACCGTCGATATGAATAATAGCAGGAATCTTTTCTTCGACTCCAGGTTGGCAATTCATAGCATACATCATATGCATAGATTCTTCTAGTCCTCTCATATCAAACCATTCGTGTGCGTGTTCGTGTAAAATAGATCCAGCAAATGGTCTAAAGTATTCACGATGTTTAACACTATTCACATAGTCTTTACCGTCAAGGGATCTTGGGTCGAATAAAATAGAACGGTTTCCTAATGCTCTTGGTCCATTCTCACACCTATCTTGAAATAGAGTAACAATATGACCTTTCATAATTAAATCAATAGCATCCTTAGGAGTCTGTCCGTCATATATTGCCGATGCTCCGTACTTCTTAGAAATTTCAATAATTTTATCAGTAGTTTCTTCTTGAACAGGACCAAGGTATAGGGATTCCGCATAACCTTTAATTTCACTATCTTTATTGAGGGAGTGATGTACTAATAACGCTGCACCCATTGCTGTACCTGCATCGTTAGAAATAGGTTCAACGTATATGTTAATGTCTTCGTCTTTCAACTGCTCTAAGTACCAATAGTTAGCAACACAATTTAAACCATATCCACCAGAAATAACTACATTCTTTTCACCACTCATCTTAACTGCTTTACGAATTAAGTCAAGAACCATTTGTTGTGATTCCGTTTGAACAGCATATGCCATATCTCTACGGTTTTGAAGTAATGTAACATCTCCTTCAATTTCTTCTTGAGTCGTATGTAGGGAAGGATATTTTTGACTATTAACAAGTGCTCCATTAGGATATGTTGGAATAATAAGATTTCTATCTGTAGTTTTCCATGAACCTCCAGCATCGGTGTAAATATCAGGGATTTCGTCATTAGGTTTACCATATGGGAATAGACCCATAGTTTTACCCGCTTCAATCGGTTGCCACCCGCAATATTGGGTCACTGCTTCGTATGCTTTCACAATTCCGGCAGTATCGTCAATGATTAATTCGTGAGTTCCTTCTTCTCCCTCACGTTCGCTGGACATTTCTAGTTTCTCTCCAACCCATGGACCTCTTCCGCCTTGATGTTTATAAAGAGTTTTAAAATTATCAGGGTAATTACAACTAAAAAGAGATTCTAATTCCCAAGTCATTTCTTCTTCACCGTTCATTCCCATAGGGATAAACGTTCCTGCGCCATCGACAATAACCGCACAAGCAGATTCAAAACCAGAACGATAAAAAGCACAAGCCGCATGAGATTTATGATGCCACTTATGTAAATCTAATACCTGACTATCATCTTCAATTAATCTCATTTTACGAGCAAGACCAGTGTAAACTGTATCCCCACTAAAATCGACTCTACTATCATCTGGTTGCGTATGAGATACTACAAGATAATCTAATTTATCTGTATAATCTAATATCTTAATCATAGAAGCGTATGGTCCACCATCGTACTTTTTCCTAGATAACCTCTCTTCTTCAATAGCAAATACTATCTCACCGTCCTTTAATAAACATACACCACCATTATGTCCTCGGGCAATTCCCGCAATCCACTGACTCATAATCTATCCTTTTTATTATATAATCTAATTAAACTACCTAATTCTGGCATAAAACAATATTCTATTTCAGAATTATTTAAAACCACCAATGCATTATCAATCGTTTCGACTAAAGGTTCACCGCCTAAATTGAACGAAGTGTTAAACAACATCGGCACACCTGTAATATTATAAAACTCACTAATAAGTTTATAATAATTATCATTTCCTTCTTTTGTAACAGTTTGAATTCTACAAGTATTATCAACATGTAAAACCGACGGTATAATTTCTTTTTTACTTTCATTAACGTCGACGGCATACATCATACTAGGAGATTCTTCCATTCCTTTCATATCAAACCATTCATGAACATAATCTTTCATCACTGATGCCGCAAATGGTCTAAAATACTCTCTACCCTTTACTTTATTAACTATATCCTTTCCGTTAATTATAGTTGGATTGAATAATATACTTCTATTTCCTAATGCCCTTGGTCCGTTCTCGCTTCTTCCTTGAAATATTGAAACAATATTTCCATCTTTAATTAACTTAGCAACGTCTTTATACGAACACTCAATAATATCTGCTTCATATTTCTTTATTTTTTCATTAATATCGTCAATATTGTAATTATATTCTGGACCTAAAAATAAATTATTAGATCTTTCTCTATTATCTATATTACCGTTAATATTGTAATAATGAAGCATCGCTGCACCCATTGCTGTACCCGCGTCACTTGAGTTGGGTTCAACGTATAATTTAATATTATGCTCTTTCAACTTATCCAAGTAGTAGTAATTAGAGACACAATTTAATGCATAACCACCACTTAATACAACATTCTTAGTATTACCCATCTTGGACGACTTGATGATTAAATTTAAAACTTGTTCTTCTGTTTCCTTCTGCAGTTTGAATGCCATATCTCTTCTGTTTTTGGATAAAGTTAAATCTTTAGTATAGTCGTCCGTATTTAAAAGACTATAATTTCCTAAATTAACTTTTGCATTATTTGGGTAAAAACATTTAATTAATTCTTTATTAGCACTTATAAAATCACACCCATCATATGTGTGAAATAAATTAGGCAATTGGTTGTTTATAGAACCGAATGCAGATAGACCCATTGTTTTCCCAGATTCACTGTTTCTAAACCCGCAATAATCCGTAATTGCATCAAACACTTTACCAATCCCAGCACCTTCGTCGACAACCAATTCATAAATTGTATTATTATCGTCTTTAAAGTTAGGAACGTGAAAACTTTCGCCTCCTCTGTCGCACATAAGTTTTTTAAATATCGGAAAAATGCCCTTACTATAAGAACATTTAAAAATAGATTCTGTTTCGTAATAATTACTACTAAGTTCGTTAGTTATTAAGGATCTACCAGCACCAGAACTATCTACAATGACGCTAGCTGCCGTTTCAAACCCAGAATTGTAAAAAGCAATAGCCGAATGAAGTAGATGGTGGTTTTCAAACATATTGATAACCTGATAGTGAGTCTTGTCTGGATTATTAATATTTTCAATTAACCCTAGTCTTCTTGCGATTCCTTGATATAATGGTTCTCCAGTATATTCAATACTATTTTTAGAATCATTAGGGTTAGATACTACAAGATAATCTAATTTATCTGTATAATCTAATATCTTCATTAGACTGAGTATAGGTCCACCGTCGTGCTTATATCTAGAAAGTCTTTCTTCTTCTACACTAAATGCTATTTTTCCGTCTTTAAGTAGACACACTCCTGCGTTATGACCTAACGTTATTCCCGCAATCCACTGACTCATTTATAAGTCACCTAACAGGTTTTTTGTATTAAATTTGTACTCTGGCATACCATCAGATGCTGGAATCGTTCCACAACCACCAGTTTGTTGAGGTGGAGTATAAGATCCTTCAAATTTTTCAGGTTCGCCCATAAACGACTTAACTGAATCTATAACTAATTGTTCTTGGTCACTATCCATCATTATAGCATCGTTATTAGCTCTATCTAATTCATCGTCCATTGCTATTCTTATTGGACTATATGTTCTGATGTCTTTACCAATATCTATAATGTCAAAACCCTCAGCACCAGGATAAGAAATATTTTCTGGATATGTAGAACCTACTACAACTGTTGCTGTTTTACCTAATGATTTGACAATATGTTGTCCTACTGAATCGCAACCTAAGAAATGGTCTGCCGAATTAATAATACTTGCCCAAATTCGTAGATCTTTAACTTGAGGACCAGCAACTGGATTATCTGGATCTTGTTGTAAAGATAAAGGGTGTTCTGACATAACTATAACAGCATAATCGTTTCTTAACTTTTCTATGATATTAATAATATTCTGTAATTCAAAAGAACGACTTGAAATGTCTACCATAAATTCACCCTGCATTCCAATAGAACGACCAAACGGTTGAATTACAACTACTTTTTCCTTTCCGGTAGACGCTTTAATTTCTTGAACCGCCATATGTCCTTTAATTAACTCTTCTTTGTTTAACTTCAAAACAGGGTCTTGTAAAGTACGTGGTCCGTCTAATTCATTTATTTGAATATCAAATGCTTCGGCTAAAGAACATTTTTGATTAAAGTAGTCATTCACCCTATATGGTTCTGGTGAAATAATATCTTTATCTCTTAAATGATTTTCAAATAGACCTTTATGCCATACGTCAAAAACTCGTTTGTGGAGTTCCGGATGACCTCTATAAAAGTCCATACCGCCCTCTGCAACAATAATAAAGTCTTTATCCCCAGATTCTTCTGCGTAATTTTCTAATGCTGGAATTGAACATAGTACACGACCTGCACCACCGTTTATAAAAAACGCCTTAGAGCGATTGCTCATTCTTCACCTCACTTGTTAATAATATAATCATAATAGAGTAATTATACCCTACTTTTATGTAAAAGTCAACCTTTTTGTAAAATTATTTATAAGCCATAAAAAACCCCAATTAAGGGGTTTTGTTAATCTTTTAGTCTACCAGATCATCTGGAGAATCAGGATTAGGAACCATGAATGCCTCATATCCGTCAAACTTTGAAGGCAAATCCCTCAATTCTTGTCTATATGTCATCCACAAATCTTTGTTACCCTTTCCTTCAGGTAATGCTTCCTTCACGTCAGTTGCATCTAATTGCAAATTTCTACCACGTCTAAGGTCATCCCAAGATCTATGTGATTGCATTAATTTAAGATCCCACTTACCTGTTATAACATCAAAAACCGAAGTTTCTTTATCATAAACATGATCAGGTGGAGTACTATCGTTTGCAACTCTAGAATAGAAAGGTTTAGTTTCACCAGTCAACGTAAAGTCAACCTGTGGTAACATTTCATAAGAACCTGTTTCATCACCAACTGATTTACCACCGATAAACATCGCACAAATATGTGGATTTTCATCACAGTTAATTTCTACACGGTCACAATCTAATGGTACAGGTAATGCACGAATAGCATCTGCCTGATCGTCATTCTCGTAATCTTCAATATCACCATCGTCAAGGTAGTTAGTTTTTAATACGTCTAATGTAAACGTACCTTTAACTTGCCCCTCGTCTGGTTTATCTTCTTTCCAAACATCCACCCACATAAGGTCTGGACCAATAAATGTGTTTGTTGCTTTGTTGCCTAGTTTCGTAGATTGAGATAAGTAATCATCTGCAACCGAGTAAGACATTTCTTTTGTAATTTTTGACATTTTTAAATTCTCCTAATATTACCAGTATGTTACTACAACAAGACCACCAGCACCCCATCTACCACAACAACATGGACCGCCACCTACGTTATGAGCAATACCACCACCACCTGGGAAGTTAGCACGACCACCTGAGTGAGTTGCATGATTACATACGTCACCGTTGAACGAACCTTCATTTCCTAATGGACCTGCACCACCTGGAGCATAACCCCAATATCTTTGTCCACAACTTTGACCATTCTTCAAGAAACTTGATTGACCTTTAACGTTCATGTCTGCACCATATGCACAAGCACATGCGAAACATGTTTGACAACATGAGTAACATGACCAAGGACCATGACAGATAAACCCGTTTGAATTGTGTCCACCCATAGAACATAAGTTAGAAATTCCAGAACCATTTACGTATGAGGTGTGTCCACGACAACCACCCATAGAAGGCCAACAACAACCAGTTCCACCAGAACAAATTGTGTAGAAATCTCCTGGATTAAAATCTCCATTTTCGTTCTTAATAGTTTTCACCGCATAAGCACCTGAACCACCTGGCCATGCAGAACCACAACAGCAAGCACCCATAGAAGATGCACCAGCACCGTATAATTCGAATTTGATTTCAGTTGTATCTGCAGGAACAGTCCAACCGCAACAACAACCATTATAGTTTTGGTCGTTATAGTTGCTGTTTATGTCTTGTGTCGATACAGTAAATGTTGTTCCTGCGCCACCACCGCCGGCTAATCCAGAATCAATTACATCTTGTAATGTAGTTGTTCCTGCTGTTACTGCATCTTCTACAACTGTAACTTGACTAGATTGAAAAACTTCAATCTCCGACTGAGTGTTGCAAATGTCTTTTAATGTTTCGAAAGTAGCGTTCGCTAGAAATTCTAACGTTTGGTCTACATCTTTCGCCATTTGGTTCATTTTACCAAGTGTTAAAATATCCATCGTTTATTTTCTCCAATAAAAATTATTTAATTATTATATAATAGTATTTATACTATGTTTTACAAGATGTCCCAAATATCTTTCAAGGTTATTACACCTTTCATGTCATTTGTAGCACCATCATATCTAGAAGATTCATATACTAATGAATCAGGTGAACCTTTAACCCATGACTGAGTTGTAAATTCCCAAGAATCGTTTAGTGAATGTCCTTCATACTGTTCCCACTGAACAAGTACACCGTTCTTAAAGTTTGTACCAGCAGAGCTGTTAGCACTGAATGGTGAACTGTCAAGGTTTCCTTTAGGTCCATATAATGCATATGCCTCTCCTGCTTGGTTAATAGAACCACCAGAATATGTAACAGGACCAGCAACAATAACCGTAGGAGTTTTATATGAACTTCCAGGATTATTAATGATTATATTAGAAACGTTTCCAGCACCACCTAATGATACAGAACCAGTCGCACCATAACCAGTAGGCTCTGCGTGACTATCGATAACAATAACTCTAGTCTGTCCATTAATATAGTCTTGCCAATCTTCTACAATTGAAGCAGAACCAATACCATTATTTAATCCAACTATACCCGCAAAACCGATACCAACAGTGTTTGTAGAATCTGTACCAACAGTTCCTCCTGAATCAGTTACAATAATAGTAGGTTCGTCGTAATTAGAACCACGGTCTGTAAGTACAACATCACTAATAATGTTGTTGATATCAGGAGTTACAACTGCACCACTACCAGTACCAGCAGGGTCGTTAATAATTAATTGAACATCTCCGTAACCAGAACCAGAAAAAGACATTGAAACTGCTGATATTTGTCCAGCAAGAATTTCGTATGTCCAAGTAGCAGATACAGATGTACAATCAGGTTCATTTGACGATGTTCCATTAGAACAATAACCAGCAACAAACTCTGGGGCAATTTCTAATTTAGTTACAGCACCAGAACCAAATGTACGACCAATCTCAGAACCATTTAGATCTAAAACTGCTACACCTGTTGGGTCAAATACTATAATTGATGTATCATCAGAATAACCAGAACCTTTAGAGTTTATAGTAACTTCTGCTACAGAACGGTCTAATACTGGTGTTGCGTATGCACCCTCACCAGCACCAGAAACGTCAATAATTCTAACCACGTCACCAGCAACATAATTCTTTCCTGGACGATCAACTGCAATATTAAGAATTTGCCCTGCACCACTTACAGTAGCAAGACCACGCATACCACCACCAGTCGCAGTGATCATGTCTACAAATACGGTATTTTCACGTACCCATAGAATAGCACTAGCTGCAGAGTGGTCATCTCCAATTAAATATTTGTCTGTCAATTCAGTATCTTTTGTGATAACGTAAGACCAAACACCTGCCTGTGGAATATCACCGGAATCAAATACACCATCTGCGTGTGTTACCGTATGTGCTCCTAAATCTAAGTTTGTAAATTCTACTGTATCACCGACGTTTGCCGAAATAACAGAAGGAACAAATGCATTATTTTGAATAACAACTGAAACTGTTTTAGCTGTTGTATCTGTATATCCACTACCTTGATTGCTTAATGAGATAGAATTAATACCACCATTAGCAAACGAAACAACAGTTGAGGCTGAATTACTTTCTGTACCACCAGTAATTGTTAAAACGTCACCTGAAGCATAAGCAGTTCCTGGGTTAGTAATAACAATTTTATCTAATTCATTTGCTTCATTTAGTAATGCATAACCTGCAAAACCAGAACCAGCAACGGTTGTCATTCCGACTGTAATTTGAGGATTAATTTGATGACCATCTTCGTAAAGTCCATGGTCATGAGGACCAACTTGACTAGTAAAGATAAATTCGTTATTGAAAGAATTCCATTCAACTGTAATATCGTGACTATGTCCAGCCTCAACTGTAGTAGATACAACTCCCGTTCCGCCAATAATTGAATTTACTTCTGTTTGAGTTAATTGTAAGTTGTGCGTGTGACCATTACCACTGTCTGGTACTACAACATTCCAGAAACCAGTATAACCTGCACCACCAGAAACAACATTAACCGAATCTACCAAACCATCTCTTAATGTATGAGAAGCAATTGCTTTAGTTTCAGCAGAACCTGAAATATCAACCGCACCTAAGTCAAATGTTCTAGCAAGTGATTGGCTTGAATACCTTGTACCTCTGTTTGTAACAATTACATCAGAAACACCATCATCATAAACAGCATTAAAGATTGCTCCAGTACCTACTGTTTGATTTGAATCGATAGTGTAACCGTATGTATCAACAACACCAGAGTCGTCTGTAATAGAAACTTTATACGTAAGACCGTCAGAAAGTACAGAATCGTAAGATTCACCTGCAATTGATGACTCGTATGAACGAGTCATGTCGTCTAATAAATTAACCGTTGAAACTGAACTAGTTTCACATTTAGTAGGGTCGTCATAAACACCACCGTCAGAATCAATACCAGAAGCGCCGTCTGTTGCAACTACACCCCAACCTGTAATTGACGATAAACCGTCGTGACAATAAGAACTTCCTGGAGAAAATATCATAGTACCATAATCAATCGAGTAATTACCTTCAACGCCTTTATTGTAGATTGCTCCACCTAAGTCTGTGATTTTAACCATATCGCCAGTATCAATACCACCATATAACATAGCATTTGAAGTACCACGTCTAATAACTAATTCTGGGTTGTCTACATCCGGAATAGAAGTGTTATTAAGAATAGTTAAATCCTCTGCAGGATCGCCGTTTGCTTCGTGACCACTTGCCCTAAATACATTAGTACCATCGACTAATACTTCTTTAAATATATCATATGCTTTAACTTTTTCTACAGAAGTAGAACCAAATTCATCGTTTTGTAATCTTAAATGATGAACAAATGGATACGGTTCTCCCGTAATTTGCATAGCCTCACCGAAAGAAGAAATTCCGCCTGCTTTATTGTAAGCAATGTGATGTGTTTTATTTGCTCCTTCTTCAGCAAAAGCAATTTGTCCATCTTGTGTGTATTTGTAATCAGCAAAACCAATTTCACGAGTCATTGTTACTTCAGCAACTAATAAGTTTGTTTGATGTACCGTATAACCAGAGTCAGCTGCACCAGAGGTGAATTGAGCAAGGTAAGTTAGCATATCTTCAAGTGCTTGAGCAATAATAGCATCTTGATTTTGTACGTGAATTGTGTAATCTGATTGTAACTGAGTTATCTGAGTAGTTACATTAGTTTCTAAAAGATTAGAAGCTGTTGATAACGTAATACCCGCATCATTTGCCCAAGGGACAAACACTGAATTAACAAAACCAGCAACTTCATCGTTCATGTAAGTTTCAACTGCATTCATAGCAGTATTAGTCTTGACGACTACTTCATTTTTAAATGTGTTTTGTTGGTTTTCTAAAGGTGTAGTTACATTTGAATTTAACCATGATTTCATATTGCCCGCCATAGCGTTCAATTTTGTTGGAATCATCACCGCAGGGGTGTTGGTATAAATCTCTACTTCTTCAACGAACTCCGTAATATCAATACTCTCGAAAGTGATATCAGGTATATCGTTAAACTGGTCAACCGTAGTTGAAATCGTTGATAGTGTTACGGACATTGTTCGTTATCTCCAAAAATTATTCTTAAATTATTTATAATACTATTTATAAAAGTTATTTGCTGTTACCATTATGTAATTATTACTGCAAGGACTTCTGTAAATGTTTGACCATCTAGGTTTGTAACTTTAACGTTATACGTTCCTGCTACAACACTACCAATTACAAATACTAAATCAGTAGGAGTATTAACAACCGCTGCAGGCGTGTCTACTACAACTTGACTATATGCATCAATAATTTCAATAATTGTGTCTGCTGCTATAAACGCTGCACCTGTTACACCATAAGATCCATCATTGTTATCTGTTACAGTTCTAATATGTAAAGTATCTGTTACTACAAATGGGTCAGAAAATGCTGAAGTATCAAGGTCTGCATTTGTTACACGTAGTTCGTTATCACCCAATAATGTATCAGGATGAATTTCAAACCTTATCTTATATGGTAGGTTCAGACTTTCGGTTTCTGTTTGTACTACATCACCTAATGTAACTATGAAATCTAAGTCAATACCATCACCAACAATCTCTACCCACTGACCATCCATTTCGGTAACAGTAGTATTATCCCAAACACCTCTAGGTGCTTCGCAATCGATTTGATTGTCAATTGTGATACCAGCAATAGTAGTATCACAATGTTCAAATTCTTCTATAACCCAAGTACCTCTTGGTCCTTCACATACTTCTTGTGTTGTCTGAATACCGTCAGAACAATATCCAGCATCGCCTGGAGTCCAAACGTTACCAGCAGAAGTCCAAGTGTTACCAGAGTTAGTGTAAGTGTTTATTGGAGTCCAAATGTTAGTTGCGGTCCATGTTTCACCCGCAGCGGTACAATCTGTGTTATTTGTTAATGTAGCATCTGTACAAGTACCGTCATTTTCATAACAAGCACCTGATGAAGTAGACACTCCGTCTGAACAAGAACCACCAGAGTCTATACAACCAGTTTCATCGTCGTTATATACTGGGTCAGAACAAATACCGGCTGCAACACAAGTATATTCAAACGAATACGTTGCATCAGAACAAGTACCAGCACCCAAACAACCATACTCTGTTATATATGTTGCATCAGAACAAGAACCTGGAGTTTCTACACTCCACCAACCAAATACTTCTTCACAATCGACTTGAGTAGAATAATCTGTATTAGTACAATGAGCAGCAACTGTCGCATACCACAATCCTACAACATTTGTACAAGTTAATTCAATGTTATATGTGTCTGTACCAAAATTAGTCGTACAGTTTGGAACTATTTCAGAAACACCACGTCTTCCTGCCATCTTATCTGTAGATGATAGTGATATAGGTGGGTTAAGAATATCATTACCACGTCTATTAACGTCGTAGTAATCTTCAATGATTGACTCACCGAATGATTCCATAGTTCTCATACCAGCAATAGGTTGTCCAACATAGTCAGCATTTTCCATATCTAAATGATTTGCTTTCCATCTTTCTTCACCACCAACAGGCACACCCATAACATTCATTGAACGAGCAAGTAATAAATACTCATCAGATGAAAGGTTAGGAATTGTTTTAACTGAAATGTCATCCCAATATGTAAATCCGTTTCCAGTAGTAGAAAGTGTTAAGTAAGCAGTACCAGCAATAGGAGCAGTAATTACAAAGTCTCTAGTTTCGTCATAAACTCCACTAGTCATAGTATCTTCGACAATCATTGAACCATACGTATCACTATCTGGAGTTGGACCTAATTTTAGAATTGAATCTGTAGGTCTATCAACTTTAAATGAAATCTTGTAATTCATACCTGCTTCCATTTCGAAAGTAATATGAGCAATACCTCTATTATTAATACCAGTACCAGAAGTGTAAATCTTCTGAGTAATTTGATCTATATACGCAACACCGTCTTGTTGAGAAGCAAATGTCCAATTTTCGATAATTTCTCTAATAGAAACGTTATCAATAGAACCCTCAAAACCAACATTAGAATAGTATGGATTATTTTCTTCAGGTCTATTGTCGTCTACGTCACCAATAAAGTGAACTTTTTGGTCATAAGATCCAGCACGAACGTGGAATACTTTATCACCGTCTTGATTAAGTCCATCAGTATTGGCATCAATAACAGGAATAGCTTCTTCAACGAGTTTAATTGAGTTAAGAGCACCAGAACCATTTAAGTTAATTGTAATTGTATTAGATGCTGTACCAATAAAGTCTAAATTATGAATACCACTTGAATTTGAATTTGCTACAACAGTTCCGTTAATAACAACTTCTACAGTAGGTGTATTAATAATAGTAGAAACTAAAGTCAACTCATCGTGTCCTTCTGGATTCGATTGCTCTGAGATATAGAATTGGTCTATTCCGTTAATATTTGCATATTTAATGGTAAATTCATGTGTATATGTTTCTGCGTGATATCCATCAGTTTGTGCAAAAGTCAGAGACCTTACACTGTCGAACGATATCCAGTCTGCTTGAGACTGAGTCATTTGGAACGTATGAGAGTGAGTCCCTGTTGGACCTGGACCTACTTGGAAGTTAAGGATATTATCTTCAATTAAATCTAAATCTAAACTAACTTCATACTTGACTCCTCCGACCAGTGCATTTGATAAAGTGTAAACCGCAGTTGCGTCAGAAGATGAATTAAAGTTTAATGTATCGTCTATAATACTAACCGTGTCGTCACCCATAACCCAATTAACTAAAACTGGATCTGTAATATCAAAATTCCAGTTAGAAATTAAGTTACTAGGATTAGTTCCTAAAGCAACTCGCATACGTCCAGTCATACCATTATTGTCGTTATCAACATCACCTAATGAATATTTAACTTCGTAAAGTTTACCTGTATCAATAGAAACTGTTTGAGAAACTTCTGTAGCAGAAGAGATTGACCCATCAATGTATGCTTTCGCACCATCAGAAGTCCAACCCTCACCCATAGACCAAGCATTTTGGCCAGTAACACGTTCTTTAATAGAAACGTTGTCGATCTTACCTTGTCCTGCATTAGTCAAACGTAGTAACGTTGTATTTGCAGGAGCAACTAAAGTTTCGGTATAATGACCAACTTGTGTATTGGCAGTACCTTGAACTGTAGTATCACCAATTAAATTAGCAGTAATATTTCCAATCTCTGCACCATATTGGTCTTTGAAAGATTCAATAATATCGTACTGAACTTCATATGTAACACCATCTTCAATTGTACCCGTCACAAGTTGCTCAATATAAGCAGCATCTGTATTCGTAGTAAATGCACTACCACCAGAAACCGACCATGAACCTGTTTCAGTCCATACAACTTCTTTGAAAGTAACATTTGATAATTCAATATCAGAACGTTTGTCGATGTCAACACTAAAGTAAACCTTAGCAAGTCCACTAACGTCGTTAGTCACTAAGAATTGCTCAGAACCTATTCCAGGAATCATTAATAAAGGTTCGATATATTGAATAGTACCTAATTCAATATTCATTGCTTGTATCTCAGGAATTGCTCCCGCACCTGTGGCTGTTAATTGATTGCCAAGATTAAGAATATCTGCTTGAGTTCCTTTTACTGGGAATCCGTTTGCTGGTTCAGGTTGTACTTGGAAGAAATCTGGTCCAGTTCCATTATCAACAAGGATTTTATCCCTGATATGTAATGGAGTGTACATGTTATCTTGTCCGTGATGGAAGTAAACAACAATATCATCTCCGGCAGTAACAACAGGTAAATCAAGGATATTAAATTGACCCATCATAGAAGCATGCCAAGCACACTGATAATACATTACGTCTGGTGATACTTCAGGAACTGTCCAAGTCATAGTGTCATATTTTGTAACACCATCATCATCGACACCCCATAAATCTAATATATCACCCTCAGTTTGATCACCAAGTCCTTCTTCCGCACGTGAGTTCTGAACACCTAATAGGTATTCACCGAACCAAGCACCTGGAGTGAAATGTGAACCATCATCGGTTGTAACATAAATTGGGTGACCAGCAGAGTTAATCTTAAATGTGTATGTACCACCACGGTATAAATTAATTGTTCTGTTTGTTCCTTCAATCATTCCTGATTTATCG